GGGTTGTATTTTGGTATGTTGGGTATTCTATCAGAAATTGGTGTATTAAATGTCCTACCTAATTCCTGCCAGTCCCTTATTTTATCTAACCTAAAAGTTTTCCAACCAGGTTGTTCGGTGTCAGTAATACCAGCATATTGATATGCACGTAATATTAAATTTTCTCTAGGAGATACACCTAACACATAAGGTTCAATACTACGTCGACCTGGGTTGATTGTTTCATCACCCTCATAATAAATTTCAATTAAATCATGATTTGTGATAGCCCTCTCAACTTCATTCCTACTAGCTTCTTCTACAATAATTTCTTTTAGGAGAGAGTAAAGCTTCATCTTACCAATGTTGTTCAGGAAAATTCCTATTATTATAACCCATTCCTGGTTTGTACTTATTACCTGAAGAATATAATAACGTATTTTTAGTCATGATGTCTGTTTTAGTACCTACTTGGTTGTTAGTTTCACCACGACCTTTTTCATCCATATCACTTAAAGCGTTAGGATGTTGTGCGCCATATCTATCGTTATTATTATCTTTATAATCATTTAGTACAGTTAGATGTAATCTTTCAGCATCCGCTGTGGCTTTTAAACTAGGTAGTTGATTTAAGACACCACCTGGTCCCATATCCTGAACACTAGCCGCGTCAGTTAAGATTGGAGAGATTGTTTGTGCTGGCATATTTCTTTGTTTTTATCAAAAATGTTTATTAGAGATTCCATTAAAGCTATCTCTTTCTTAATATAAATATCCTTATTTATTTGTTTTTGTTCTTTTAATTCTTTATTCCCATCAACTTTTGTTGGGTTTTTAGATAAACCCCTTGTGTTACTAAGTCTGTCTTTTTGAAATTGGTTCATCATACCAACATCTTTTTTCAATTCTTTAGGGTTTTTAACACCCCTTCTAGCGTCCTCTAAAGTTTTATTAACCCAATATCTCATTTTAGATCCACCATTTAATATAAATTGTGTGTCTTGTTTTTTATCATCCATGTAATCTGTGTTGGATGTTTGATGTGTGTCAAAAAAGTTTTTAATTCTTTTTAATTGTTCATAACTCATTTTAGGATTTTTGATTAGATTGTCTAATCTACTATAACCTTCAACATCCTTATCACCCTTATATGCTCTATATATCCTGTTAAGATGATTACATAATTCTTTTGGTAGGTCCCAAGTATGTCCTTGTAATGAAGAATTTGCCATTATTTTAATTTTTTTAACATTTCATTTTTATATTCAACAGGTATATCAATAGTATCTATGTTAGTTATCAAGAAGTTCAATATAATCCCTTTTTCTTCACCAGTTGCCAAGTTACTTTTAATGGCATCAATAAGGTTTTTAGTTTTTCTAACCAAAACGGGATTTTCTTCGGCAATAATATCAATTTCAGGAATACCATTTTTTCTAATATCCCCACCTTTTTTAACTTTATCTAAAACATCTTTTGAAATTTTTTTGGTAACAATATCCTCAACATATTCTTCCATTTTTGATTTAGATGCCTCTTTAATTTTATTTTTAGTACATATTTTACAACCTTCACCTTTACAATGTTTACATGGTTTTTCTTTTTTATCTTCCATATAACTAACATTATCACTAACATTGATTGTGTTTGGTACTGGTGTTTTAACCGATGGCATAGGTACAAGAGAGTACCACCCTCTATAACCTTGTTGTCTTGTACTTTGTATTGATGAATTTTTTAATTGGTCACCATCTTCAGGATCAAACATAGGATCCATAGTACTATTAGATGCTGATTTAGAATTGTCGATGCTTAATTTAACGTTGTCTCCTCCCAGTTTACTACCGTTTTTATTAACCAATTCTTGTATTATTTTTTTAGATATAAACATTTTGAGTTTTCTTTATAAATATCAAAGAAAACTCAAATATTCTTAACTTTCTTGGAATTCTTCGAAACGATCCTTTATCATGTAATCCGAAGGCTTACCATTTAACCCCCAAAATCTAATTTCACTTTCACTCATTGTCATAAGTTCTTCTAAAGTATCTTGATCTTCAGAGTTAGTCGCTACACCACCAATCAATTCTAATTCCTTAGAAGTAAAAAATTGTTTATTTTCAGGAGTATCAATAATTAAGGATTCCCGTATATGTAATGGGAATACAACTAAAAGTGGTTCTACCTTTTTATTAAAGGCTTCAATATACTTTGGTACATTATAATCACCAGTTAAATCTGGATTTTTCTTAATTTGGTCTTCTGTAATTAAATAACAGTTAAATTTAAGTTCACCTTCAGGTATTTTTTTTGTTTTACTGAAAGAAATATCGGCGTGTGATTTACGAGTACCATTGTTAACATAATAAAGTGTATCACCTAAATTAACATGAATATTATCACGAATAATTAATTCCATGTGAGCTTGTCTTGGTAAATCTTTACCGTTTTTATCTAAACCTCTTTTACGATAGGATTCAATTGTTTTTTTAACTTTAGATTTGTTAGCTATATCAACTAAAGGTATTTGTTTGTTATAAATCTTTTCTAAATACTCATAATAAAAATCAACAAATTCTTTACCTTTACCATCTAATAATAACCTAATAGCTTTAGCTAAAAATTTTTCAATATACTTAGGTATTGTTTTACCCTTAATAGTGTTACCTGTTAATTTAACTTTTCCACCTGGTTTTAATATAGCGTAATTTTTTCTAGATAAATTAATCGTTGCATCCATAATATCATCAATATCAAGACCCATAGCTCCGAACATATATCTTTCATTATATTCAGCAACATCAGCATCAATACCTGTATATACTTCATCTTTTTTAACAAAACGATGTAAACCTTTACCAACATAAGTTCTAGTTTCAACATCTTCAGGACAAGAAAAGTTAACACCATCCGTATCCAATACTAAAGGTGTATATCCTCTACCCATGAAAAATTTAATCATTAAACGAAGATATTGTCTACCCGTACATGTAATCATTTCACCTATATCGATATCACCCCATGGGAAAATATATGGTGCCGAAATAGAACCAAAAGCTGAGTTATTTAATATCTTAATAGGTAATTGTTTCTTATCATACATTGATGATAACTTCATATTACCTTTAGCCGCCTCATCATTCATTAATTTCTTATACTTATTACGTGTATCAGAAAGGTATTTTAACATGGCTCTCAAAGCACCTGTAATATCACAACTTGGGAATACTTCATGTGTTAACTGAATAGATGGGTATAGTGAGGCGTAGTCAAATTTAGCTACCTTCTTACTGTACCCTAAATGTAACAACCTAGATAAACCACCTGTAAAATCTCTTTTAGGTAAAATATCGGGTAATGCCAAACCATTTTCATAAGACCAAGACATCATTAATAATTTCCACATTGTTGCCGTACCCATGGTTATTGAACGATTAAATGTTGTTGGTACTAAAGCTGCTGTTAAAAAACCTGCCTGTGTATAGATATCATCTACTTGTTCAGTTTCTAACAAGTCATCCGTTAAGTATTCGGTGATTAAGAATCTACCGTCAACAATTTCCCATTTATCTTCATAACCCTCAACAACAACTAAGCTACCCTTTTTATCCTCAGTCATTTTAGGTTCAGGTTTTACACCATCAATATCATACCACTGACCACTTGTTGGGTTATAGTTGTAATTCTTATTCTCAACCCAAATTCTACCCAATTGTCCGCCGTCTACGTAAACACGAGTTGGTCTTTCTACTTTTGCCTCTTTCGCGATATATTTTAACCCAGCTTCTTTTAAGTTCGAATTTAATGCTTGTGCCTGTCTAACCCTATGTAAAGTATCTAGAATATTAATACCCCACATAACTGTTTGTTCATACTTTTCTAATTCAGCACCTAACTTAAGTGATGCTGTTTTACGATACATAGGTATTTCTGGATGTCTTGTTTTTATAATACCTTTTGTGTTTACAGTAATAGTTTTATCACCACTTTTACTAATAACAAAAGTTTCATCACTAATACCTAAAATTCTCATTCTACCTAAAATATACTTCCAGTCAAAGTTTTCTGAATTATAACCTGTAATAATAGAAGCATTACGTTCATGTAAAATGTTGAAAAATTCTTTTAACATTCTACGTTCAGACACCTCACTCCAATTACCACTTTCATCATAGGAATCAATAATCTTACGAAAACCACGATTATCTTTAATACCTATTAAGAATATATGACCATCTTCAGGATCCAATGAAGTGGTTTCAATATCAAATACTAATTTATGAACCTCTGTATAATCATCAAAACCTTTAAATAAACGTTTACCTGTTTGTATCATAAACTGTTCAATAGGTTGTACCATTTGAATTAAATCCTTTCTTTTCCAAGGGTCTAAACCACCTTTTTTAAAAAAGTTAATTAACTCTCTATATGTACCAGAAGTTTTAACAATAAATTTAAAACCATCTTCTAAACGTTCATCACCATCTGTTCTAAGCTTCTCAGTGAAAATACCAAATTTTTTGGCTTCAGCACGCATTCTATCCATGTCATCACCGTAGAAACCACTACCCCTAAGTGATTTTGTCCATAAGAAAGGTGTAAATTTTTGGGTTTTTATCATTTTACCCTTTTTAGGGTCATCAATAAATGTGTAAACTCTATCGGTCTCATCTATAGACCAATCTCCGGTTTGGGGTAACTCTACGGCTACAATATATTTTTCAGGGTCTTGGCCTTCTAAAAAATCCTTTATCATTTCTGGAGTGGCCTGTTTGATTTCTTTTTTATCCATATAAAAATTCTGTTTGGGACGGGTTACAGATAACCTCTCGTTTATAAATTAATAACTAATAAAATTTATATAAATAAAATGAATATGTGAATACTAGCAGACGATTTTACTTTTAGTAAAACTATCTAATACGGTTACATACAAATCTTCACGTATTGGTACGATAAGGGATTCACCATTATCTAAAAAATCAATTTTAAATTCAGCTTTAAATGTTCCAGATACATTAACATCCTTAAGGTCAAACTCATAACCTAAATAGTATTCACCATCTTCAGGACATATTTCTTTATCTACTGGTATCAATAAACCTTGTTTATTAAATACTTTGTAAATACCTTTATCATCCATCATGGAAAATGTTATAGCCGCGTTCTCTAGACGGTCATATATTGTTCTATATGTTAATCTACCATCGTTTATTAATTTCAATTTTAATATTGGTAGGTTTGAATTTTTACGTATAAAAAAGTTTTGTGCCATATTACTAATAAATATCAATCACACGGTATAAAAATATACGGTGGTAATGGTCCACTTTTACAGTCACCACAAAGTTCCGAGTTAGGTTGTACTATTTGTGCACCACCAAAGGTGTTTGGTTTACAATACCTTCTACAATCGATAAAAAAGTTATTTCTAACTTCTAAAACGTTTAAAGGCTTTTCATAAAATCTTAATTGTGATAATTCACCTTCAAAAGTTCCTGCAAAATTTTCTTGTATTAATAAATTTCTATCAGCATAATCAGGTCCGTTAAATGTTTGACTTTCTAATAAACCTTGTGTACCACCACCCCAACTCATATTAAAAGGTACACCTATTTGTTTATCACTCCATTCATCTAATGCCCTAAGTTTTAAACCAATAAAATCTTTAACTTGGTATTTTACTAAACCATTGACCCAAAACTTAAGCGTACCAGATGGTAAATCATTTTTAAAACCACTACCTGCTGTATATGTTACAACAACATGGTTCCAAGTATTACCTGACGGTATTATATTTGGTTCTGAATAACCTTCTTCCATTACGGTTCCAGTTATTCTATATTCATTATTATAACAACCTCCTGTTACAGTTAGTTTACGATAACCAATTCTACCATCATCTGTAATTCTAAAACCTAAAGCGTTTTCTGATAATTGGTCACAATAAGAATATGAATGACCTGTTACAACGGTTGTAGTTGTAGCACTACATGTTTGGCAACATAGTCCACTACCTTGATATTGAAACCAATTCTGACCACCTGTTATAATACTAGGGTCAGTATAAGTTGTTGTATTACCACAAGCATCACAACAACAAGATAATGTGGTTCCTTTAATTGTAAACCAAGATTGTCCGTCATTAGGACCTTGTAAATTTTGATCCCACAATTTTTCTTCATCATTTGATAAAGGTATTCCAGTTGTTGTTTTATAACCAGATTCACCTGAAAAAGTGTTCCAAAATTTATTTTCAGCTCTTGTACCTATATAAAAGAAAAATCCTTTGTTGTTTGGGTATAAATTATTTAACGTACTTCCCGTTAAATTTAAACAATAATCATTGGAACCATTAATCCAAGTTTCCATAGACCAACCTTTATTAAATTGGGTTGGCATTATTTCCCATTTGGTTGTTGCTGAGGTTGTGGTTAACGTATAACCTGTATTATTACATTCATCCACATTCATTACAGAATTTGGTGCCGGTTTATCTGTGTCTAATTTAAAAAAACCTTGATAAAACCCACCGTTTAAACAAATAGTGTTTCCAACAACACAACCATCAATTGTTGTGGCATTAGAATGGAAAGACCAAGGATAATCGTAAAGACCTTTAGTCGTTGTACAACCTGTACCTTCAAAAAAAACAGTTAAACCTGTTACTGGATATAATACTAATTTTGTATCTGTAGGTGTAATAACTAATGTTTCACCTGATAGACAATAAGTTCTACCATTATCCACACCCGTTAAACCCCAATCATTTAAAGTAAACCCAGTGGAAGGTGTCAGTGTATGACCTGACCATTCCACTAAAGAAGTCAGGTTATAACCTGACGTTGTGGTACCAGTATTATTAATATCAAACCAAACAACCAAACCATCAGTTATTATGTTATAATTACAAGAATTTTTACAGTTTGTTGCGTAATGAATATAATCACCTAATCTATCAGAAGATAAATTAAAATCCCAATACTCATTATAAACAATATTAATTGCCTCAAAATTTTTAAAAAAGTAATTATTTTTGATGTCCATTAATATGTTTAGTTGTTAATTTGGGTTTTTTATACAAAAAAATTTATTATTTATATATAAATATTCTGATTATTGTTAGTTAACAATAAAACTTGGGTCGGCCATTAAAGCGCCACCATCTTGTGACACAATAGTATTTACATATTTTAATGGATTACCATTCGGTAATTGGTTAATATATCTCACACCAAAATTGTTTCCTTTATTTGCGTTTATACTTGTTAATAATAATTGATTTCTATTTGATACAATACAACCTGATACTTTAACATTTTTAGCAACTTTTTCAATCCCATCCTGAAAAGCTACTGCGTAAGTTCCTGTTGTGGTTGAACATTGTATTCTTGTAGGGGTAGAGGTGGTACCATTAAAAAACTTATTCATTGTTACTGATCTTGTTCCAGTTATTGTAACAGTTCTTATGGTATTTATTTTATCAAAATTAAGTAAAGTATTTCCGTTTTGAGTTATTATTAATGATGAAGTACTTGTACCTTTGACATTACCAGAAATATATCTAACAGTATTACTTTGATCCAATACTACAGTTCCAAACGTTATATTACCAATTATATTAATAATACAAGTTAAAAATCCTTGTGATGCGGCTGTGGGACAAAATGTACCACCATATAAATTTATTGTTGGTGCAGAAGCACCGGTAGCGTTTTGAAGAAAAGATGAAACACTTATACCACCATAACAATTAATATTAAAAGCACCGCCATAACCACCATTGTTTATACCTAATATTCCTCTAACATTTAAGTCAGATAACAAAGTACCAGTTCCATTAAATAAGTCGTTCCACATTATTCCACCAACATCCAATGTTCCCGATATCCAAGAACTCCCTAAACAGGTAACATTACCAGAAACATAAGTTAATTTTCTAACAGTAAATCTAACAGTTGATATGGTAACATCACCTATAATATTGGTGTCTAATCTTGTCATACCTTGTCCACTCCATGTACCACCATATATATTTAAAGTAGTAGTTCCAGTTCCCTGTGATGTACCAGTACCACCATCACTATTATTTGTAAAACCACTATAACAATTAATGTTAACTGTACCATTAAATGTCATTACAGTATTTGCGGGTGATGTGTTTAATGAAAACAAACCATTAATAGTTAAATCACCAATTAAAGTAATTGTTATACTACCCGCAAGTACTAATGTATTTGGCCAAGTTTTACCATTTGAAGTAATAATTGTTGTTGCATTTACAGTCAATGTTCCTGCTCCCGCTATCGTCATACCCGCACCTAAAGTAACATTACCGCTTACGGTTAAACCATTAGTCATTGTGATTGTATTAGTGTAAGTCGCAAAAGTTACACTTTTACAAACACCAGCCACATTCATAGTACACGCGCCACTATTAGTATCAAACACAATATCATCGGTAGACGCAGGTGCAGACATAGAAGTTATTCCAACACCACCCGAATATGGAGACCAAGAACCTGACGCACTAAAATTGGTGACGCCCACATAATATAAAGAGGTACTTGAATTCCAATTATCCGTATTAGATAATGTTCCACCAAATGTCCATCCTGCAGCACCACCACTTCCATTAATATCTGTAACATTTAAATAATATTCTGATTGTATTGAACTTAAATTAATCAACGCTTTAGAACCACTTGTAGTTGACCTAAACGTTACTCTTGAGGCATTTGTTCCCGCGATATTTAAAGAATTTATATTGTAAGTTAAGGTTGAACCGAAGGTATGTGTTGTTCCTGGTGTGGTACATGTATAAGTTCCATTAATATCACAACCACTTGTACCAGAAAATGTCACATTTGCGGTTGTATTAACATTATTAAGTGTAAAACCTGAATTGTTAACCACTATTGGTGTTGCGGCCGCTACTGTTAATGTACTTCCTGTGGTAATTGTTGTTCCACTAACATGGGTTAAAGTTCCTGTATCGTATTGTACACTACCACTTATTGTGATTGTTCCTGGCGTATTTATTCTTAAATTATTTCTTAATCTAAAGTTTCCACTCCATGTTCCAGTGCCATTAAGTACTATAGTAGATGTTCCGGCACCTGGGGTGGCACCAATAGTTAAATTACCACCAACATTCATATTAAATGCACCATTTATTGTTGTTACATTAGTCATTAGTAAGTTACCAGACACATTACAATCACTTGTTAATGTTATTGTTGATGAATTAAGACTATAATTAACTGCGATATTATTCCAAGTCATACCGCTAGTATTTAAGATACTATTGTCCACCATTCGTAATGTACTACCCGATGTGGTTGTTGTTCCAGATATATAAGTTAATGTTCTACCTGGTGTACCAAAAGTTACAACCCCACTAATGGTTACATTTCCATTTATATTTGTATTTATACCGAAATAACCACCACCACTACCACTCCACGTACCACCATTTAAACTTAATGTTGAGGTACCTAGTATCGCTTGTCCACTATCACTTATACCTCCATTACAATTTACTCTAAAACTTCCATTAATAGTTGTTGTATTAAGAAATGTGGTTAAACCACTTATATTTAAGTCACTTAATAAAGTCGTAGTACCAAAAAGGCTTAAGTTATTCCAAGTAATGCCAGAAACATCTAAACTACCACCAAGTCTTGGGGTTCCTGTTACTGTTACTGTTCCAGATAAATATTTTAAAGTTGCGGTTTGAAATGTAGGACTTGCAATGGTTACATTTCCATTTATATTTACATTTGTTGCTATAAACCCAGCACCTCCAGACCATGTTCCACCATTTAAACTTATTGTTGCAGTCCCATTAAAAAATCCGTTATTGGGTGTAGCCCCACCATTACAATTTACCGTGAAACTTCCGTTAATAGTACCACCCGCCTGAGTAGAAAATAAACCATTTACATTTAAATCTTCTAAAAGTGTCATGTTGCCAGTACTTATAGAATTAAAAGTCATTCCACTTGCAGCAAATGTTGAGGATTGTGTATTTAATGTACTTCCGGTAGTTACTGTAGTACCGCTTATATATCTAAATGTTTTGTTGTAAAAATAAACATTTCCTGATATTGTTACGGTTCCAGAAGTATTAATAGTTAAATTATTTTGTAATATTGGATTACTACTATGTCCATAACTACCCGTACCATTCATTACTATAGTCGCTGTTCCTGATGTAGTAGTAGTCGCACCCACACTTAAACTTCCACCAACATTTATATTAAAAGTTCCAGTTATTGTTATTGTACCAAAACCCGTTAATAATAAACTCCCACTAACAGTCCAATTATCAATTAATGTATAGGTTTGTAAATTTCCGGTTAAATTTAAATCATTTGACCATGTTTTACCATTACTTGTAAGATTTCCTGTGGTATTTACTATTAAAGCACTTGCACCAGCTATTCCCATACTTGCACCTAAAGTAACATTACCACTAACGGTTATAGTATTACTCATTGTAATTGTGTTAGTATAGGTAGAAAAATTAATTGTTTTACATACTCTTCCTGTTGTATTAACAGTACAATTAGGTGAACTACCATCAAATATGGCATCGTCAGCACTTGTAGGTACAGCACCATTACCAGAACCACCTGATGTTGTTGACCAATTACCTGCGGTTCCCCAGTTATTATCTATGTTACCAGTAAAGTAATAGGTAGCCATATTTAATTTTTATAAATCTTGTGTTTGATTTAAAGGCAAATCATTTATTAAATTACCTAAGTTTTGTATCACTTGTAATTTATTTTGTTCTAAAGAAGCTCTATTTATGATACCACTAATCACATCTTGTGATGTTTGTGGCATAAAATGGGGAATTTCAACAACAATAGTCGTACCATCAAAATCGTATTCTACTTCAGTAAATAAAGTCTCATTAAAAGTTCTTGTATTTAAAATTTTATAGGTCATAATTTATATTTTTTAATTTTTAATAATTACCACCATAGGCTATAACATCATAATAGTTACCAGCACTTTGTGCAGTACCTATTGTTACAACAAGTGAAAAACCTGCAGGTAATATTATAGGAGAAGTAAAAGTCATAGTTTGTGTTTGACCAATAGTAGCTGTTTGATTGGGTGTTATTGCAGCTAAAGATACTTCTTTTAATAATCTAGGATTACTAAAGTTATTATCGGAACACTGAAATAACCTACCTATTGTCGCTACCGATGCTGTTGCACCTGAAGAAGAATGGTTCCACTCAATTGCATCTATTCTACTACCATCTGTACCACCAGATAATAATATTACTGCGTTAGTTGTTACAGATAAATCTCTTGTTGTATTAGCACCTGTAATTCTGGCACCCCCGTTTATCCCTCTATTTGGGGTTAAAATAAAAATTGGTGTTGTATTTGCTGGCATGTTTTATATTTTTTAAATGAAATTATAATAATTAAATAAATTTTGTGGTGCTGTTGCTGTGGCAATTTTATTTTGTACATACGCAGTTGTTGGTACTGTCGTACTATTATCACTTGGTAGTGGTGTTGTTGTTGTCATTGTTGTAGCAGAAATATTACCATTAACAGTTAACCCAGTCATTGTACTAATATTAACACTTATTGGTAGTTGTCCTTGATTTTGAGATATTGTTAAATTGTTATTTGAATAGGTGAACCCAGTGACAAAAGTATCAACAGTATTAACAGAAGTAAAACCGGTAATAGTTACAGAACCATTTTGTCTATTAAGAGTTAAAGTCCCACCACTAAAAGTACCACCTGTTACATAAAAATCATTAGTTACTAAACCTGTCAAATATTGTCCATTACCATAAAATGTTGTTGCCGATACTGAACCTGTAACTAAAATGTCACCACTAATTGTACCACCTGAAGTATTAAATTTATTATTTAAATTTGTTTGTAAATTTATAACTTCAGATATCGTATGCGTATGTGCAGATCCTCCAAATAAATTACCTAAAGAAGTTTGATGCGGGTTACTTGTGTTACCTGTATGTGAATTAAATAACGATAAATCAGTTTTTAAATCTAAGGCACTTTGTAAACCTGTGATTTCGGATATAGGATGTGTGTGACCCGAATTTAATAAAGCTAAACTGTCACCTTCTAAAATAATTCTTTTTGTGGATCCGTGTAACCCAGCCTCCCATTGTGACCTTTGTTCTTCCCACAAAAGAGCCGCGGTAGTACCTGAACCACGTAAAACTTCAATACCAGAATGACCTGGGAATGGTGTACCCCCAGTTATGTTAGAATTTAAAGTAACAACATTATCAGCTATTGATAATGTCGATGTATTTATTGTTGTCGCTGAACCTAGAATTGTTACATTACCCAAAACTAGTACATCACCATTAACAGTACCACCTGAAATACTAAATTTAGAGTTTAATTGATTACTTAAATCATTTATATCAGAAATTGTGTGTGTATGAGCTGTACTAATTAATTGATAGAAAGAAGTTTGATGTGGGTTACTTGTATTAGCGGTATGTGAACTAAAAAGAGTTAAATCCGTTTTTAAATCTAAACTACTTTGTAAATTTATGATTTCACTTATTGTATGCGTATGTGCTGAACCGCCAAATAAATTACCTAAAGAGGTTTGATGTGGATTGTTAGTATCCCCTGTGTGTAAATTAAATAACGATAAATCAGTTTTTAAATCTAAACTACTTTGTAAATTTATAACTTCAGATATCGTATGCGTATGTGCAGATCCTCCAAATAAATTACCTAAAGAAGTTTGATGCGGGTTATTTGTGTTAGCGGTATGTGAACTAAATAACGATAAATCAGTTTTTAAATCTAAGGCACTTTGTAAACCTGTAATACCAGATATTGTAATACCACTTAACCCAGAACCGTCACCATAAAATGTTGTTGCAGAAATAGAACCAAAAAATAACGAATTACCTGTTACAACAAATTTAATATCACTAGGTACGGTAATTATAGGACCACCAACGAATAAGTTAGAATTGTTGATATTTGTTATATCACCATTACTACCAACAAACACTACCGAACCATCATCATTAACTTTTAACGATATGGTAGCATTTGTCTCACCACTAAAATATATCACTGGTTCTAAACCAGTACCCGTGGTGTTTCTGTTTGGTTTTATTATAATATCTCTACCCATTTTATTCTTTTATAATAAATATTACTTTAGAATTAACTATCATATTTCAGTTTCTAATTTTTTTATATCTTTTCTTTCACCATATACGGTGTAAAAACAATTTATTGTTATATTATCTTCAGAACCTACAACAATACTGTTATCTAATATTGATACAACATAAAGTTTTTGGTAACTACCGTTTGGTGTTAATGTAACGGTTACAGTTTCTATATCTACTAAAGAAGACCAATAATCTGGTAGGTTAATTGTGTTATTACCCACTAATTTTCCTCTGTGGTATACACCATTTTCAGGACCCTCTAATGAACCATAAATTAATTGTTTATCTTTTTCAGTTGGGTGTGGTATGGCGAATGATTTTGATGTTGCATATAATGTACCTGCGATATATGTGTCACCAGTAATGTTTAAATTATTGTTACAACCATAAATGTTACTCACCCATAAATCGGTAATACAAGATGTTGAGGTATTACCAGTAAATGTACCACTTCCTCCACCACCAGTACCAGTACTACCAGATACAACATTACCATTAGCGTCAATACCTAAGTTGAATATTGATGTTCCACTACCTATAGTACCTATGTTAAGATTAGGTACATAAACGGTATTGGATGAGTTTCCTGTTATATTATCACCTAATATAACAACACTACTTGTTTGACCACTAATTAATGAGTTGGATCCTAAAATAACTCTTGAATTTTCATTACCATTACTGGCTTCTAATATTTTACTATTAAAACCAAATATAAAACTATAATCACTATTGTTTATATTATTTGATTTACCAAAAGCTACTGAATAACTACTTTCGTTTAATCTATTTTCTTGACCGTTAACAAAATTAAAAAAACCTTTTTCGTTTAATCTATTTTCTTGACCGTTAACAAAATTAAAATTACCTTCATTTATGGAATTACTTAAACCATTTAATACTGTATTATATTTATTAGCACTTGAAGATCCACTAATAACATTACTATCACCGTTTATTATGGTTGAGTTTAATGTCGATGTTCCTAATATATTGTTTAATCTACCGTTTAATATTGTTTCGTAACCAGTTTCACCTGATACTATATTAATTGTGTTTTGTCTACCATTAATAATTGTTTTCCAACCAGAAAGATTTGTAAGGGTGGATCTAGATATAATTGTGTTTTGTCTACCATTGGTAATAACACCATAAGACTGTCCAGATATTACGTTAAATAAACCACCGTTTATTAATGAAAAATCGGAATCATATATATCATTAAAATAACCGTTAACAATCGTTGATAATGGTGAACTACTATCATTTATTGTGTTACCAGTACCCCCTAATATTATACTACCATCTGATAATGTTGTGTTATTACCAGACAAAGGTATAATAGAAATGGTGGGTGATCCAAATATATAAGGTGATGGTGTTGATGTTATAGCACTTGTTGGTATTTGTTTGATATATCCTGAACCATCTAAAACTAACGCATAATCATTAACTGTACCAGCCGAAAGTGGATCCAAAAATTGTATTGTACCACCATCTAATGTTAAACCACCTGAAGTGATTTGTATTGTACTACCAGAATCTGTACACGCAACTAATTGAGCTACGTTTATTATACTATTACAAGAGGCACTTAAATTCCAAGTTAAACCACTAACAGGTCCCCAAACAACCTCACCATCCCAACCCGCTGCTGTGGCAACATAACCAGGTACTGGATTTTTTTGTATCCTTAATAAACCAGTTGGATAAATGTTGGTTTCACCTGATAATGTAATACTGGTACCACTATATTGTACCAATTGACGATCCTCAAATTTTGGACGTGTGAAAAAGTTAGCCATTATATTACTGTAATACCTAAAGGTCTATATTGTAATGCTTTATTTAATTGTTCAGCCTCAGTTGCCTTTCGTGTTAACATATTTTCAGGACGTAATCTTTCTAACCTTTCTGTTAATCTTTCTGTTAAAGTAGTTCTATCTTCCTTGGCCTCACTTAATAAGGATTCGTAATCCATGGTTACTTCAGCGTCTGTAACACCCAAAGCACCACCAAATTTACCTCTAACACGTCCTAGGGTTTCTTTACATAAAGCAGTAAACCAATCCCTAACCCATTGTTTAGACGGTGAATTAAGTTCTGTATAATTAACAACATCTACAGGAACATCTGATGGTAATTTAACAATATCTTTATTAGCATTAAGACATCTTTGTCTTTCTTCATCAGAAGTTGTTTCATAATACCAATACCAAACTTTACTACCACCTACATTTATTTTTTGACCTCCAGCAAAACCAGCACCTCCAAAAGATAATCTACTTCCTGGGGGTGGTGATAAATGTAATAATTTGGTTCCGTTTGGTCCCCCTGTTACCCAATAAGTTAATTGAGAACTTACAATTCTTTGTTTTAAATTATAATCCGCGTTTCTTAATACAATATCGTATGCTGGTGCCAAATAAAACCCACCATAACCAAATCCACCACCTGCGGCACCATACGGTAATTGAGCCACACCACCACCAAAACCATAATCACCAAAACCGTAGTTTGAGTATAACGCATAGTCTACTGTTGGTGGTTGAAAGTATAGAACTTCATTTATTTCTCTGCCTGCAGGTATTTGATAAACTTGTCTACCATTTTCTAAAACAACATAATCTTGTTTTAATTCCCAAGGACCTCTTGCTTGTAAACCTACAATTTTTGAGTAAGCATACGTAAAAGAATCCTCATAGTTTAAACTTCTTGTTGTTAACGCTTTACTTAAATCCGCTGTATCTAAATTAATACCATCTAATGATGACCATTGAGTTTCAATTAACCATTCATTAACGAATGAAGAGTGGTCTTCTATGGCGATTTCTAATAAAGTACACATTTGTTCATCATCCAACTCAATTTTTCTGAGAGGAGCACCCAATCTGTGTCTAACTTGCCTAAATAATTTCTGTTTTTCAGCTTCTTCTATTATAAGTGACATGTGGACTTTATTTCATAAATATCCACAACTTTGTAATATTAACGGTGAAATTTATTTTTGGGTCAAAGATAAGATAAAATCTGATAATATAGAATATTCGTTATTTTTTTCACCTAAAATTGTAGAAGAAATATATTTTTTCTTTTCTAATAACTCAAATATTTTTTCTTCGATAGTGTCTTGGAATATTGGGTAATATACATTCACAGTTTTATCTTGTGAAATTCTGTAATTTCTATCCTCAGCCTGTTGATGGTTGGATGCTGAAAAATCTAAATCATGAAATATCGTCGTATCTGATGCAGTTAATGTGATTGCTGAACCTGCCGATATTATATTACCTATGAATACTCTGATATTTGGGTTGTTTTGAAATTCATCTATTGATTTTTGTTTTTCCTTATCTGACATTTCACCGTTATGACAAACAGCAATATCACCGAATATCTTTTTCATTTCTTTAAGTGATTCCGTGAATACTGTAAAAACAATAATTTTTTTATCTTCAGATTGTTCTAAAAAATTTTGTACCATATCAACAGTCATTGGTACTTTTTCTTTAGATATAAATTTACGTAATACAACCATTTCAACCATTTGTCTACCAACACCTAATTTTTTACCCTCCAACTCCAACCAAAATAGATAATCATCAAAGGCCTCTTTATAACCTTTTTTATTATCCAAGTCTAAATAAAATGGTGATACAATTTTTGGTGGTAAATCTAAATGATCCTCTTTTTTTCTACGTAAAATATAGTTTTTGGTTTTTTGATGTAATTCTTCTAAATTTGAAGCTCCGTCAGTTAACCAAATTCTTTTAACTTTACCTGATTTAAGTTTTTTGTTGAATGATTTTGCTGCACAATATCTATAAGCAAAATGTTGGAAATTACTAACTACAGGTACTTCACAAACTTTTAAAAGATTATAATAATCCATAGGTCTATTAGCTATTGGTGTTCCTGTTAATAACCAAACATTTTCTACCGTCTCAGATATTTGTGAAACTATTTTACCTCTTATTGAAGATTTATTTTTAATCATATGAGCTTCATCAACAATAATCAAATCAAAACCTTCTTCATTAATATAACTCTTAGGTTCTGTCTTTTTTCTTTTATCCTCTATTTCGTGAAACCTATTTAAAATATCATAGTTAACAATAGTGAAAAATTTGGGTTGCCAAAAACCTGACTTAACAATCGTTACATATTCTTCGTTTATAAAATTAGTTATTTCACGGAACCAGTTTATTTTAGCATTGGCAGGACATATAACCAATATTTTTTGAACACCAGATAATAAAGCTGCAGCAATAGAACTTGCAGTTTTTCCGAGCCCCATATCGTCAGAAAGTATACATTTTTTTCTTTTAAGAAGGAATTTAACAGCTTGTTCTTGATGTTTAAACAATGACCTACCCTTTTTATTTATCTTATTAACGGAATCAAAATCTACTTCTAAATCCTCATAAGGTTCATAAAACATATCTGTTAATAATTGTGTTTTTGGTATGTGAAATAAAATAGTTTCTTTTTGGTTTTTATATAATAAACCTTTTACATGGTAAGATTTTTCATTTTCAGCTAAAACAAATTGTATAAAAACTTTTTCAGGTATATTTTTTAAATTGTATTTTTCTTTCAATTGTTCACCCAAATAAGGTGTTATCTCAACAATCTTATCAATCTTAGTAGGTTCTATACCTATGTTTTCTTCCACGTAAGATATTTGAGAAGGGGTTAAAATATAAAAACCCTCATTCTCTAATTTATTTTTCATTTTTAATATGTGATCATTACCTCCTTGATAATTTCTTATCTTCTCTAAAGTGGTTTTACTCTTTAATTTGGTTAAATCTACCATAATGAAAAATAAATATAATAATCAACTGTGGAAAATAAAGAAAATACAGATTTAGTAAATATTTATTGAAATAAAAGTGCGCTATGGCTAAGAAAAGATTTCCGGTAAATAGAATGGGTAAATTTTACGATGAGACAGACTTCTCCATCGAAAATGAAATGGCCCGTGAATATTTAGAAGGTGATTTAAACATTGTCGTTGTATTATTCCAAGTTGATAGAAAGGATACACTTGTTGATGATGTTTATGGTGAGGCTAAAGCTAATGAAATTAAATTTAGAGCACCTAAAGAGCTTAGGGTTAAGTTAAAATTAGAAGAAGCTCAAAATAAATCTTATTCTGGTGGTATGAATAGATATATGGATTACGGACAATTAATTTTTACCATTTTCCAAGAACAGTTAGATGAGTTAAATTGTGATATAAATTACGGTGATTATATCGGATATTCCGACCGCGAAGATAATATAAAATACTTCACAGTAACAAATGATGGTAAAATATATTCAGACAATTCACACACAAGATTGGGATACAAAGGTTATTATAGAACAATAACTTGCACAAATGCAGATATGAACGAATTTTTACCAAATTATTAATATATGTCATTACCAAAAAAATTTAAAAAAGATTTAGACATAAGACAGGTAGATCCACAAGGTGGTCCAAAGGCTTATATCAATGATTATTTGGATAAAAATAAAACTAATTTACCCAGAGGTGTTGACCATGCTGATTTGGATAAGGGTTTTGTTGAATGGGTTGAAGACAAATTGGGTATTGTAATTGATGGTGAAAAAGTACCTGTTAGTTTTTTAACAGCACAAAGATGGGCTGAATTTACTAAAACATGGCAATCTTCAGATAAATATAAAAATATTAAAATACCTTTTGTTTCAGTTGTAAGAAAACCTGATGCTCAACCTGGTACTAATCCTTCAGATTTTAAAATACCTGTTAGGGCTAAATTTCCTTATATGACCGTACCAGTATGGGATGGAAATAAAAAAGGTGCTGACGTTTATATGATACCCCAACCTGTTGGTGTTGATTTAACTTATACTGTTAGGTTTTTCACTTTTAGAATGAACGAATTAAATAAGTTAAATCAAAAAGTATTAACAACTTTTGCTTCATCTCAATCATATGTAAATATAAAAGGACATTTCTTTCCAATCCTTCTTGAAAGCATAGGTGATGAATCAACTATAGACGACATTGATGGGAAAAGATATTATGTTCAAACATATGAACTTAAAATGCAAGCTTATATTTTAGACGAAGATGAATTTGAAGTGAAACCTGGTATGGAAAGAGCTATTTTATCTTACGAGGTTGAAACTAAAAGACCTAAAGCTGTTGTTAAATTAATTAAAGATGAAACTAAAGATGACAGAACAATAACGGCAATATTTCAATTTTTACCCGGTTCACCAACTACTGTAACTTTCCAAAATGATACGTTGGCAAGTTTTGTTACATTGGAAATCCAAAATGTCACAGCTGCAATAATAAGAGTTAATGGGGGTATAGTTTCATTACCATTTTCAGTGAAAGATGGTGACATGATAAGTATAAGTGTAGTTAGAACAGATTCTACCGCATTATCAGAAATAATATTAAGAGGAACAGTACCATTATAATGAGCAGTAATTTTTGTGGAAATAGTGATATAACCAAAATATTTGTGATAGAACCTACAGGTTCAGAATCTTTTAGTGCTAATACTATTGATATTACTGGTGATGCCACAATAGATGGTGATATTATAAATTGTGGTTCTGGAAGTACTTTATACACAGAAAACATTGTTGCTTGTGAAAGTGGTGTTACAATAAACAACGCAATCACAGTATACACTACTGAAGTTTTACCTACATCAGATAATTTAATCAGTGTTGGTTCACCGAGTAGACGATTTAGAAATATTAACACTATTAGTGGTACGTCCACGGTATGGACTGCCACAGGTATAATTTATACACCTAAATTAAATCTAGGTTTAGATTTAAGTGGTAATACTAGAGAAATAACAGCTGATAATTCTATCATTCAAGATGATGTCTTAAATGGAGGTTTTTATTAAAAAAAAGTAAATATTTTTTAAATAAAAAATTTTAACAATAATAGAATATTTATATATAAAAAACAAAAATGGCAATAAGAAGGACAATTTACAAACTTAAGAATAACCAATCCAACAATGGTACACTACCTTCAAGTGGTGTACAAATGGGTGAACCGTTAGTTAACTTATATAATGGTATTTTATTCTTTTCAGGAACAACTGGTGGTGATTACACACCTTTTGTTGATCCATCAAACGCAACTTCAGGTGGTACATATTTTGAAGTAGGTTCTAATCTTTATAACTTACAATTAAGAAATAAAATAACAGAGTACCAAGGTGAAACAACTAATTTAGCCGGTAAATTTCTATCTGGTACCACAACAGGTTTTGTATTAGCTAACATATCAGATATTGCTGCATCCACAAACACTTATGTCACTGGTGGTACATGGACGCCTAATACCCTAACATTAGGTCTTAATGACGGTTCTTCAGCCTCACCAATAACAATAGATACTTTTAATAATCTATCGTTATATGGTACAACAAATGTTAACGGTAATCTAACTGTTACAGGTACATCATCTTTACAAGGTGTCACAGCAACTAATGTTAATGCAACAAATCTTTACGCTTCTAGTACGTTAAGTGCTGTAACTGGTAATATAACAACAGTAAACAGTTCAACAATCAACACCACTAACTTAAATGTTACTGGCACTGAAATAGTTAATAATTTAACTATTACTGGGACTGGTCTTTATAATACAACAGCTACTGGTACAAATCCTTTTGAAATTGTTAATTATACCTCATTAACGGCTTTTTCACAAACAAAAGAAGTTTATGTGACAGGTATTACTTTATCACAGAGTGCGACAACATCAAATAATAATCAAACTTATAATTTAACTTATCGTGGTACACCATTAGAAACTACTAATTATACCATAACAGTTAAAGACACGTTTGTTACAGGTGGTACTTATGACACTAGTAATGGTACTATTACATTTGTTAAAAACGATGCCACCTCATTCCAGGTTACTGGTATTGATGGCATGGATACATTTGTAACAGGTGGTACTATTACAACCGCCCCTTCAAATAGTGATAATGACGGTGTAATAGGTTTAAAATACAACCAAAACGTCCCTGACGGTACATATACATTACCTTTTACCGATACATTTGTTACAGGTGGTACATATTCAAATGGTACCATCACGTTTAGTTATAATGATAGTGGTAAAACACCTTTTCAAGTTACCGGTATTGACGGTACTGATACATATGTAACTGGTTTCACTTATGATAGTGCATCAAATAAACTAACAATTTCTAGAAATCAAGGTGAACCCGATTTACCTGTTTATATTAATTCATTCTCTGGTTTATCAATAAGTAATTTAACATCTGGACAAGTTGTTTATGTAGGTTCTGACGGTAAATTAAAAACTGAAAGTGATTTCTTATACAACGATGGTAGTAATACATTAACTATTGGTACCACAAGTGGTAAATTAGTGGTTAACAACGGTATATCTGACGGTCCATCAACTTTTGGTCAAGGTGGTGTTACAATAGGTTCTGGTGGATCACATTCAACACCTGGTATTGGTGATTTGATTGTACATGGTAACTTTATCGTATTTGGTACAGGTACAACTGTGGCAACAAATGAATTATACGTTGAGGATCCACAAATTACTTTAAACTACAATCCAACAGGTAATACCTCATCAACTTCTATAGCTTCAGGTATTAGAGTACAAGATGGTAGTGGTACACAAGGTACTGACACTTACTTTACAGTATCAAGATTAGATACATTAACTGGTTTAACTGGTAATCAGGTACCTGTTGTGACTGAATATACAGCTGGTGGTGTTGGTAATGATAACAGAGGTTGGTTAACACAGTTAAATGATATTGTTATTAGAAATACTAACTTAAACAATGGAGCACCTAACGGTGTTAGGGTTTTGGCAGAATTCGACACGTTAGATGGAGGGCAGTACTAGTTCGTGGTATTTTTTTTCCGAGGAACATACTACTTTTTAAAATATCGATATATTTATTAAAAGGACGAGACAACTCGTCCTTTAGTATTTTATAAAAAAAAACAATGTTATGAAAGGGATCTACAAAATCACAAATTTAATAAACGGTAAAGTTTATATTGGGCAATCAGAAAGACTTAACGATAGAAAGTGGAATCACTTTTATTGGTTAGAAAAAAATGAACACCATAATGAACATCTCCAAAAATCATATAACAAATATGGTAAAGAAAATTTTGTTTTTGAGATAATAGAAGAAACGGAAGACTTAAATAATCGTGAAATTTATTGGATAAATGAACATGGTGGTGTTAATTCTACATTAAATTATAATTTAAAAAACCCTTTAACTAATGAATGGTCGGACTATGTTAAAGTAAAACACGGTAAAAATATTGTGGGTGAGAACAACCCCAATTTTGGTAATAAATGGTCTGAAGAACAAAAGAAAAAAATATCAGAACAAAAAAAAGGTAAAACTTTAGAAGAACAAATTGGTGTCGAAAAGGCTAGGTTAGCTAAAGAAAAAATGTCTAAATCACAAAAAGGTAGAAAACATCCTGAAGAAGTTAAGGAAAAAATAAGACAAGCTAATATAGGTGAAAAAAATCCTGCGTATGGTAAAGGTGATAGACAAAAGGGTGAAAAAAATCCTATGTGGGGTAAACATTTATCAAACGAAGTTAAAGAAAAATTAAGACAATTTCATTTAGGTAAAGTGGTTAGTGATGAGACTAGAAAAAAAATGTCCGAATCGGCCAAAAATAGAAAAAAAATAATGTCTGAAGAGGTTAAAGAAAAAATAAGACAAGCTAATATAGGTGAAAAAAATCCATTTTATGGTAAAGGGTATAAACAAAAAGGTGGAAAAAACCCTATGTGGGGAAAACCGTGTAAAAATAGAAAACCTGTGGTTAGGTTAGATTTAAATGATAATTTAATAAAGGAATATGATTTTATACATCAAGCCAAATCTGACGGTTTTGGCCCTGGTAACATATGGTCTTGTATTAACGGTAAATTAAAAACATATAAAAAATCTAAATGGATGTATAAGGAAGATTATGTAAAATTAAAACAATAAAAACCCTAACCTTTTTTCTTTACCATGAATATTTATATAATGAGTTATATAACTCAAAAATATTATAACCCTATATAGGTATTTTAAATAGTCATAAATATGACAGGTACAACAAGACAAAATATATTTAAGCTTAAGCGTTCAAATGTTTCAGGAAAAATTCCCACAATATCACAATTATTGGTTGGTGAGTTAGCAGTTAATACACAAGATGGTTTTTTATATACATCTATAGGGGATACAGGTGGTACTAATACTATTGAAGTTAGACAAGTTGGTTGGGATAGATTGTCCACACTTTCGGGTGGGACTGTTAATGGTAACGTTTTAGTTACAGGTTCAGTATCAGCAACAACTTATTATGGTGATGGACAATATTTGACAGGTTTAGTAACTAATGATTTTTATGTAACAGGTTTTACATATAATAATCAAAATAAATTAACCATATCACAAAACGGAGGGCAATCAGATTTAAATGTTTATTTAAATACATTTTCAGGTCTAACAATTAATGGTAATTTAACTGTAACTGGTTTAACACAAACAAAGGGAATTACATCAACTGGAGGTGTTACATTTAAACAAATAACTGTTAGTAGTACTTATACCGCAACCACTGAAGATTATATGATTGACGTTTCTGGTGGTACATTTACCGTTTATTTACCATCAGCGGTTGGTATACAAGGTAGATTATTAGCTGTTAAAAATAACGGAGGTGGTGCAGTAACAGTTCAACCAGTTACTGGTCAAACTATCGATGATAAACCATTTGTAATTTTAGGTGAAACAAATTCAATACAACTAGTAAGTAACGGGTTAAATTGGGTTACTTTAGGTTATAATATTTCAACAGTAAACTCATCAACTGGTGTTTTTGAATTTTCAGGTTTAATTATTGCTTCTACAACAACATTTAATGTTGCACCTGTAAAAGGGTGGGTTGTTGATGATACAACAAACCCATTAAGTCCCCAATTATATTATGTGGATTATAGTGGTGGTACTCATACCGCAACATATGTAAACACAGCTGTTGTTAGTTTTGTTTATTTAACAATTAATGGTACCATTTCACAATTAGATAGACCTTTAACAGAACAAGAAAGAAGACAAAATATATTTTTAGGTAAATTAGATCACCCAAATAAAACAACCATAGTTAACGCTTTTAGTCAACCTGATTTTGTTTTATCACCACTATCACAACTTCGTGATATGTTTGTACCTATTAATTTAATTAATGGTGGTGTTAGACCTTCAGCAAATGGTGTTAATTTAAGTTTCAATACAAGTGCCAATTTTTTATATGGTTTAGGTATTAATTTTGCCAACGACACATTACAACCTAATGTAATATCTGTTTCAGGAACTTCACCTTGTTCTTTTCAGTATGTAACACAAACTGGTGGAACAACTTCAAATGTTACTTTAATTGACCCAACAAAATATGATGTTGGTGGCGTAATCACTCCACTAACGGGTACCAAAGCCACAAACCAAAGAATTTATTTACTTCAAAACGGACAGTTTAGAGTTCAATATGGTCAAGTATTTTATACTACATTAGCTCAAGCAGTTGCAGGTATTGCGACAGAACAATTCGTAGAATTTTCAAACAACTCAACTAACGCTATTTTAATAGGTATTTTGTCCGTATTGAGTACCACAACTGATTTAAGTGATACCACAAAGGCTTTATTTTTTAATGTTTCAAAATTTGGTGACGCGTCCGGTGCGGCAGGTGGTACACCAACAACAACTTTACAACAGGCTTATAATAATTCAACAAATCCTGAAATAGTTACAAATTCAACTTTAGGTGGGGTTCAATTTAGAGGTGGTACAGGAAATGATAACGATAAAAATATAATTATAGAAAGTAACGCAGGAGTACAAACCGCTTGGATTACTGCGTCGGGTAATTCAACATTTAATTCGGTTTATACTAATTATGTTGATTTTAATACAACAGCGAGTACAACAACACAATTTGGTAGAATTAATTGGGATTCTGGAACTGGAACTTTAAATATTGGTATTGGTGATAGTACAACAGGATTGGTTGATTTTCAAGTCGGTCAAGAAGAAGTTGTAAGAGTTTATAATTCTGAAGCTACAACACTACAAAAAGGTGAGATAGTTTATGTTTCGGGTTCACAAGGTAATAGACCTTCTGTTAAAAGAGCGTCAGCAGTTAGTGATGGTTATTCTGTTACAACTCTCGGTATGGTTGATGTGGCAATAGCTTCAGGTGCTGAAGGTTATGTCACTACTTTTGGTATTATTAGTAATTTAAATACTTTAGGTTTAACAGGTGGTACACCAATATTTTTATCACCAACAACTCCAGGTGGATACACTTCAACAAAACCTATTGCACCACAACACATAGTTCTTATTGGTTATGTTGTTAGAGTTAATGCAACCGTAGGTTCCATATTCATCAATATTTCAAACGGATGGGAATTGGATGAACTTCATGATGTTAGAATTAGTGGTGTTACCACCGGTGATTTATTAATGCGAAGTACATATAACGGTTCTAACGTTTGGGTTAATACTAAAAATCTTTTAGGTAATTATACCATTTCTGGGAATACTTCAAATATTGGTAATTTTAGTGTTACAGGTAAAGTAACCACAGATAGTTTACAATTAAACACATCACGCACAGGTTCAACAAGTGTTGCGGAACTTACTTGGAATCCAAATGAGGGAACTTTAAACATTGGTATGGCAGGTGGTAATGTTACACAACAAGTAGGTTTAGAAAATTATATACCTGTTTTAAATACAACAACGGTTTCAGGGTTAACCAATGGTCGTGTTATTAGATCTGCTGGTGTTGATCCAACAACGGGTAAGATTGTCGGGGCTTATATGATTGCTGACGGTACTTATCCTTATTATTCAACAATAGGTGTCGCAACAGAAGACATATTAAGTGGTAATACAGGTTTTGTTAATACTTTTGGTATTGTAAGAGATATTGATACAACAGGTACACCTTATGGTGAAACTTGGTTACAAGGTGATATATTATATGTTTCACCAACAATATTGGGTGGGTTAACAAATGTTGAACCAGATTCACCAAACCTAAAAATTCAAGTCGCAGTTGTTAAAAACCTTGGAGTATCTGATGGTTCTATATTGGTTAGACCTTCTTTGGGTTATACTTTAAGTAATTTACATAATGTAAAAAATACTGGTTCAGAAAGTAATGGTGATTTATTACTTTATAGTGGTACATCAAATACTTGGGTTTATGGTAAAGAACTAAATGGTAATTATAAAATTAATGGTAATTTAGAAATAACATCAGGTATTTTAACCGCCACAACGATTAACGCCGGTAATATCACCACTAATGGAATAAAATATACAAACGGACCAAATAGTGGGTATGTTTTAACAAGTGATGCAACAGGTAATGGTTATTGGGATACGTTACAACCTGATCAAAATTTTGTTTACATTAGTACTCTTGGTAATGATACGACTGGAACCGGTCTCAATAATAAACCTTATCAAACCTTATCAAAAGCGATATCGGTATTTTCTGGAAATACAAATGTTGTTTATTTTTTATATCCAGGACTTTACACCGAATCAACGATAAATATACCTGATAGTATTACAATTATAGGTGCTAGCATTGGAGCTCAATTCCAAAATGGTTTTAATCACGTATCAACATCAGGTATTAGTAATGTTAATATTTTTATTGAAAACGTTAATATTAATAATTTTGACATAGATTGTTCTTTAACCTCTAATAGTATTATTTCACTTAAAAATTGTTATACGGGTATTAATAGAAAAGATTCTGTACCTAGCGTTTTAATGACATCTAGTGAATGTACAATTTTAAATTCAACATTTAGTGGTGGTACAAACACCATAAACGAATCATTAATCATTGGAACCGTAACTGCTAAATCCGGTTCAAGTATAATTTTTGAAAATTCAAAATTTGTTTTCAATGTTGAAGCTGAAGGAAATTCAGTTGTTAGAATGTTAGATTGTAGTCTCTTTGGACCATCATTTTATATAAACGGAACCATTGTTGGTGGAAACACACCGACTTGGGAGGTGGATGCAACAACAAATTATTTGGGTGGTTTTAGTGGAAACATTAATAAAATACAACTCTTTAATAATGATACATATGTTACTGGTTTTACATATAATAATTCTAACACAATAACATTATCACAAAATAATGGTGTATCTGGTTTAACAATTACAATTGACATAATGTCTGGTTTAACAATTAATGGTGATTTATCTGTTACTGGTAATACAAATTTAGGTTATCTAACCATTAATGACTTAAACGCGACAAATATTACAGGTAGTTCTTATACAATATCATCACCAACAGAGGATAACACATTAGATGACTTTTTAGTTATAGATGGAAATGGAAAATTCTTTACAAGAAATTATAATAGTATAAATTATATCCCAAACTTTATTAATGTATCACTTACTGGTGGTAGTACAGATTATAACTCAGTTAAAGCAGCCGTTGATAGTATTACAGGTGCTTCAGCAACAAACCCTTGGGTTGTTAAAGTAGGTCCTGGGGTTTACTATGAGGATCCTTTTTATATGAAATCTTATGTTAGTGTGGTTGGTGACAATTCAACAACTACAATAATAGAGGCAAAAAATCCTAACCAAACTTTAATCTATGGTGCTGACCAATCCATGATACAAGATTGTCAAATTCAGGGTTGTACAGGAACTGGTGTCTCATCGATTGTTTATTCATCATCTACAACACCACAATTAAACGCCATATTTTATGTTGAAAATGTTAGATTTGGTTCTAACTATACTCACGTTAAAAACATAGGTACAGGTGGTGGTAATAGTATTATACAATGTTCCAATGTTAAATATGGTGGTTTTCCATTTACAATAGGTTTTTATTGTACAAATGATGGTTCAGGTATCGGTAGGATGCAGTTACGAAATGTAACTTCAACAAATGGTGGGGTTGTGACCACAACAGGTTTGACTTTCGCCAAA